GTTGGGGCAGTATCACTTCTGTTGCTAGAGAAAGTTTTAGATAAAGGTTTCTTTTTTTAAATCCAAGTTTTTAATTCTTCGCCCATAATATCTGAGGCAATATTTAATTTCTTACGTAAAGCTTTTACAACTTTAGTATCAATAGTATCTTCTGTTACTATATCAATGTAAGTCATTGGATACTCTTGTCCAATACGATCAATACGAGCTTCTGATTGTAGACGTTTTTCTAAATCATAACCATTAGAATAATAAACCATTGTACTGGCTGCAGTGAGTGTGATACCATAACCGCCGGTTTGCGTAGTACCTACAAAAAATCTACAGTTGTCATCTTCTTGAAATTTCTTTATATTATTTTGTCGATCTTCCATCGAAGTTTTACCATAGTAGTCTACAACAATATCATCACGATCATATTTTTTCTTAATAGCTTTTAGTATAGTTTCAATATCTCTTTGATAGTGGGACCAGATAACAACCTTACCCTCTACTTCAGATAAAATTTCCATAAGTTCTGTTATTCTATGATTAGGTATGTCTTGAATTGTTCCATCATCAGCAGTGAAATGACCACAAAGAATTTGATGAAGTCTCATTAACTGAACCATTACATTATTAGTAGTTAATGCTTTTCCTTCAAGCTGTGCCATTGCATATTTTTTCATAGCCTTGTATGTTTTTTCTTGCTGAGGTGTCATTGTTATTTGACGTTTCATAAATGTTTTAGGAGGAAGATCTAAACAATCATCTTTTAATACACGCATTGAAAAAGGTTCAATCAATTTAGATAACTCTCCAAGATTTCTATAACCAACAACAATGTTAGTGCTGTGACTACCAAGATTAATTGTTCTCATCTCTGCGTATCTAGATCTAAAATCATAATAAGAATCTGTCTTCAAGAGCCAGGAACCAAGGAACTGACACTGACTGAATAAATCTAATGGTGAATTAGTTACAGGTGAACCTGTTAGTATTCTTCTGTACTTAGCAAGGGTTCTTAGTTTTAAAATATTTTTAGTTCTATTAGAAGTAGGTGTTTTGATAGTAGTTGATTCATCTACAGCCATTATTGCATTGTGTGAGTCTAAAAATCTACGAGCAAACTCTTTACCAAAGTCATAAGAAAAAGCTTCTACATTCATAATCAACACATGAAACTCTGTACCAGTTTGAAATAATGTATTTAATTTTTTTGTTTGTTCATGAGTCTTGTCTGAACTTTTCCAAAGAACAACTTTTTTATTTATATAGTCAGGTAGGTGTGTAGGTATCTGATCTTCATACCAATTTTTATAAACACCTTTTGGTGCAATAAGAAGTAAACCATTTATCTTGCCTTGGTTATAAAGCATGGCTGCATTATCAATTAAGACTTTAGATTTACCGGTACCCATTTCCATAAAGTACGCAAAGTATTCTTTATCCCACGACCGTTCTAAAGCATCAAGTTGATGTTTATAAGGACTTGTTTTAAACTTATACCAATTAATTTTACTGTCTAATACATTCATAGTTGTTTACTTTTCTTTCTAAAAAGTTATATAGTGTATAGAAAGAAAAAAGTCAATGAGCAAAGTTTATTTAGTACAAGAAATTCCTACAGATAGAGAAACAGGTCAACCTAAGATTGATATTACGCCTGCATTAAAGTATGGCGAAATTAAGATTTTATTTCCTCGTTTAAAACAAATGCAATTTACACCAGGTCCAATGGTAATGGAAATAAAAAACTCATTAAAAGATTTTACAACCGATGATTACTTATTACTTTATGGCGATCCTGCCATAATTGGTGTTGTATGTGCAGTAGCTTCTGACATTACAAATGGTAAATTTAAATTGTTAAAATATGATAGAAGACAATTTTCTTATTATCCAATTGAATTAAATATTTTTCAAAACTAGTATTGACATATACAAATTCTCCTATATATACAGTAGTGCAAATATAAATTAAACTATTAAACTATTAAGGAGTAACATGACGATCAATCTAAGAGCTGATGCGCCCAGTCAGGTGACGCAAACAGAACCCCAAAAACTAACAGACGAAATAAAAAAACTTCAAGACATACAACAAGAGATACAGAACTATAAAGATAGAATTAAAGATTTAGAAGAGAGTGAGAAATATTTTTCTCAAGTAGTAATTCCAGATATGATGAATGCTATGAATCTTAAAACTATGAAATTAAAAGATGGTTCTGAAATAGAAATATCTAATAAGTTTTTTGCTAATGCTCTAGCAGCTAAAAGAGCAGAAGCATATCAATGGCTTCGAGAGAACGGACTAGGCAACATTGTAAAAAATGAAATTACAGTGAGGTTTGGAAAGGACGAAGATACCAAGGCGACGCAATATGCTACCCTTGCAAGAGGACAAGGTTATGAACCGGAACAAAAAGTTTCTGTTCATGCCGGAACCCTTAGAGTTGCTCTGGAGGATCTCCATACACGTGGTGGTCAGATTCCTTCAGAGTATTTCAGTACGTTTGCTGGTTATCAAACTAAGATAACTAACAAATCTAAATCAACAGACTAATAGACTAACAAAGGAGTATCTATGGAAAGTCAAGTAACAAAGAAAGCTAATGCAGGTGCATTAGCAACAATAAATCTCAGAGCAGACTCTGGTAAAGGAGCTGAAGAGATTAAATCAGATGACGTATCAACACCGATTCTGAAGATCTTACATCAGCTGTCACCTGAATGTAATGAGAGAGACGCCAAGCATGTAGAAGGGGCTAAACCTGGTATGATTTATGCATCAGGGTTTGGTAAACTTATAAGTGGTGAAGAGGGATTAGATATCATAATTGCTCACGCACAAACTAGGTATCCCGAATGGCAGGAGAGAGGCGATAGTGCTTCAGCTCCAGTAGGAACTCATTTAGAGATTCCAGCCGATGCTGTGGAAGAAAAAAATGGAAGATATAGATTACCAAACGGTAACTATGTTGAGAAGACTGCATACTTCTATGTACTAGCAATGGTAGATGGTGAGTTAAAACCTGCAGTGGTCCCAATGAGATCTTCTAATTTATCTCCAGCGAGGGAATTAAATAACCTTATTAAAAATCTGAGATTCTCAGATGATCAAGGTTCATTTAATCCTGCAAGTTATTCAGCTATGTATAAATTAAATACATTTGGAAGAACTGCGGGAAGTAAAAGCTGGCATGTCTACAAACCATCAAGAGTAAGAAATCTTGATATCGCTAATAAAGATGATGCGTCTATGTATGAGATAGCAGCACAACTTCAGAAATCAGTTTCTAAAGGTGCAGCTAAACCAAAGTACGATGCTGGTCAAAAGAAGCAAGACATAGTATAATAAAGTGTTATAACAACGGCGCTGAAGGGAGACTGGAGGCGCCGTATAATTATGAAAGATTTTAGAAAATATTTTAGTGGGCTTGAGAGAGACTTTGGTTTCTGTAATGTTAACAATGGTTATCATGATCCACAAACAAACAAATTAAAATTTGATCCAGGCGATTATGGCTGGTCTAAAAGAAATATATCTGATCAAGATTATCAAGATCATTTAGATGGTAAACGTGCAATAGGTATACAAGCATGTGATGATAAAGGTATGGCCAGCTTTGGTGCAATAGATATTGATCCATCTGATTATTCTAGTTTTGATATTCATCATTACTTAAAAGTAATTCAAGACAAAGACCTACCTGTTGTACCCATTAAATCAAAAAGTAATGGTCTTCACATTTATGTATTTACAGAAGAGAAAGTACCTGCAACTTTAATTAGAGAGTTTTTACAAAACTTATTATTTTTATTTGGCTTATCATCTAAGACAGAAATATTTCCTAAACAAACACAACTAGGAATGAATCAAGATAATGTTAGAACTTCTGGATCATTTATTAACTTACCTTATTTTAAAAAGACAGAACGTAAAGCACTATTACCAGACGGAACAGAACTAGAGTTTGAAGATTTTATAAATGTAGTCAAAGATAATTTACAAACAAAAGAATCATTAAAAGAAGTATCAAATAAAAAAGTAAAAGAAATATTAACAGGTGGTCCAGAAGATTTATTAGATGGTCCTCCATGTTTACAGATGATATGCAAACAGGTTCAGGAATCAGGAATCAAATTAAAAGATGAAAGAGATAGATTTTTATTTAACTACATGGTGTTTGCTAAGAAAAAATTTAAAGACGAGTGGGGTAAAAAAGTTTTAAATGCTGCAAGAGATTTTATTAAGTATGATGAAGTGTGGGGTGATGACAAAGTAAATCAAAAAATAAAAAGCTGGAGTAAAGATACAGCTGGGCATACTTGTCATGACATACCTATATCTTCTTATTGTGCAAAAGGAACTTGTCTACGTAGGAAATATGGTATTGGAAGTCATAGAGAAAGTAGTTGGCCTCAGATATCAGGTTTAATAAAAATATGTTATAAACCTGATCCAGAATATTTTTTTAATGTAGAATTATCTGACAGTAAAGTTGTTCAAATACATGCAAAACATATAAAAAAGATTTCAGAAATGAAAGAGATGAGAGCGCTTATAGCAGACCAAACATCAATATTCCCTCCCATTATTAAGAATAATGAATACCAGCCCATCCTAGACGCTCTATGGGCCACTAAAGAGGATATTAAACCACCTGCTGGTACTAATCCTATCGAGATGTTAAAGAAATACCTAGAAGATTATGTCAATGGACCAGAGGCTACAACGTATGCTTCATTTAAAAGTGGTGCTGTATTGAAAGATGAAGAACATTATTACTTTGACTACGATAAATTTTATGAAGAGATAAAAAGAAATGAATGGACAAAAGACAGACCAAGAACTGCAACTTTAATTAAAAGTCATTTCAAAGCTGAGTTTGGATTTCAAAAAAGATTTCCAAAAGGAGAAAGTGAAAAATCATTTCCACCAGTCAGGTGTATAAAAATGCCTGCTGATGATTTAATGAAAGAAGAAATACCAGAAGAAAAAATAGCAATAGAAGATAAACAAAATATTGTCTAATGAAAAAACCTATTAAGATATATGGTCCACCTGGGACAGGTAAAACTTTTAGATTAATTAGAAGAGTTAATGCTTATGTAAGAACAGGTACACCTTATCACAAGATAGGTTACTTTGCTTTTACAAAGAAAGCAGCGAAAGAAGCTAGAAATATAATTGGTGTAGATGAAAAGCAGGTTCCATATTTTCAAACACTTCATGCATTTTGTTTTCACTTATTAAATTTAAATGAAAGCGCTATCATTCAACCACATCACTATGAAGCTTTGGGTAAGAAGTTAAATGTAAGAGTTAACTTTAATGATAAGTATAATGATGAACAGACACATTTCTTAACTTGTAATAATCCTTACTTTCAAATGATACAAAGATCTATTAACAAAGATATACCTCTACGAGAAGAATTTAATCTTAATGAACATGATAGAAAAGATATAGAAAGTTGGGACACGTTAAATCATATTTACATAAACCTACAAGAATATAAAAAGAAAATGCACTTATTAGATTTTAATGATCTAATTAAAAAAGTTATAAACTCAGGTAAGATTCCTAAATTAAAAGCTATCTTTATTGATGAAGCACAAGACTTGTCTCCATTACAATGGCAACTGTATGATAAGTTAAGAGAGAACTGTGATGATATGTATTTAGCTGGTGATGACGACCAAGCTATATTCGCTTGGGCTGGAGCTGACGTTAACAGATTTATAAAAGAGCCTGCAAATGAACGTGTTTTAAGGTATTCGAGAAGAGTATCAAAAGCAGTGCAAGAACAATCTCAAATAGCAGTGAGTCGTATATCAGGCATCAGGAAACACAAAGAATATCTGCCAAGGGCGCAAGAGGGCTTTGCGTCTCACATCAATAATTTAGGACAAGTAGATCTTACAAAAGGTAAGTGGTTAATCTTAACAAGAACTAAAAGTAATTTGTTAGACATAATGAAAGAACTTAAAAGTAAAAATATTTATTATCAAAGTAACAAAGGTAAAAGTTTTAACGTAGGTATTTATAATGGAGCAATGGCTTACACTAAATGGATAAGAGAAGGTAAGCTTGAAGAAAAAGAAATTAATGATGTCAGAGAATATATTCCCAATGGTAATTGGAATCCTGAAAAAAATTGGTACGACATTTTCGTAGCTGATCAGAAAGAAATACTTTACATTCGAAATATAATTTCTGGGGGTGAAAAACTTTATGAAAATGCAAGGATATGGTTATCAACTATTCATGCAATAAAAGGTGGTGAAGAAGATAATGTAATACTCTCTTTACATCAAGGTTCTAAAGTACAGAAAAGTATTCGTCTAAGTGTTGACAAACAAGATGAAGAGCATAGAGTGTGGTACGTGGGTATCACAAGAGCAAGAAATAACTTATACAAACTGAAAGCTAAAAAGAAAATAAAGGAGTATCAACTATGAGTACATTTTTTCACAGACAAATTGAATTTGATGTATTAAGAAAAACACCGAAAGCTGTTTTGATAAAAGTAAATAAAGTTAAAAGCACAAAGTATAATAGAGTATACAAAAAATTTAAAAAGTTTTTAGACCCTGTTGAGATGTGGATACCTAGATCATGGATTAAAAAAGATCGTTCATATTCTTATGTTGGAATGCCAGGTAATATGGAATCATACACTGATAGATTCTGGGTATGGGAAGAAGGATTTCTAAAAAACTTAAAACAATTATATTTAAAAAGGGAGAAAAACTATGACGCATAAAGATATATTCGAAGAATCATTTCCACAATACACACAGGTTGGTGGGAATCATTACACAAAATTTCCTATTCAACCATATGAGTTTATTTCTAAAAATGATCTCTCATTTTTTCAGGGCAACGTTATTAAATATGTTTGTCGCTATCAACGGAAGGGGGGAGCAGAGGATCTT